GTTAAACGGCGCGCCTACACCTGTCACGGTAAATGAGCGACCAACCTCTAACTCATTAACGGTGAGCGTTTGCAGCACCGCGTAGTTGTCGATTAGTTGCTTAAATGTGACGGTGTAGGCCGCCATTTGGGGGCCTCGCTATCAGTTGACGACGATGTATTTCACCATGTCGGCATCGGCAATGAATGTGGCCACGTAGCCGTAGTAGCTGAACGTGCGGCCAAGCGTGCCCGGCACCTCAACGGACATCAGCCCGCGAACCTGCTCGTAGAACTCAATTGCGGCGCCGCGCGCAACGTAGAGCGTGCCGTTGGCAAAGTTGCGGTCAGCAACAAGGTTGAGGCCAAACGGGTTAAACGTGTTGGCCACGGTGATGTTTGCCGCGCCCAATCCGTTGACACCCATGAGACCGGCCGCGCCGGTGTACGGGAACACCGGGCGCTTGTCGCCGTCAAGCTGGCTGCCAAGTTTCTGCCACACGTCTGGGGAAACAAACACGTGGTCTGGCAAAAAGTTGGTGGCGTTGAGAATGTCGGTCGCGGCGTCATACATTGCTGCAATGAGCGTTGACGGGTCATTTGCGGTGACTGTCCACGTTGCACCTGACGCGCTGGCGGCGTTGCTGATTGCATCGGCGGCAATGTCATCGCTCTTAAGCATGTATTGGCCAACCAAGTCCTGCAGAATGATTTGCAGCGCGGCGGGGCTCGTAAAGTCGATGTCCTGAACCGACAACGTGACCTGCCCGGCGAGCGTGGTTTTAGTGACCACGTTTGACGCAATCACCGGGGTGGTTGCGCTGACCGGGTTGAGCTCTGGGGTTTGTGCTGCAACGCTGGGGTGAGTTGTCCACGTTGGGCGAATAAATGTCTTGCTGTTTCCGGCATCTGGCATGGCGCGAGCGCCAACGGCCGCGACAACGGGCCTGATGTAGTTCAGGTCTTGGAACACCGGGCCCAGCACCGGAACCGGCAACAAACCGGGCGTGTCAGTGGTGAGCGTGTCGCCAGCGGCGGCCTGCAATGCGCTCTGCTTGCCGTTGACAAATTCTTTTACGGCTGCTTGCACGTTGCGCAACGTTTCACCACCGATGTGGATAGCGGCGAGATATTCCGCGGCGGTCGGCAAATCAAATTTGCGCTTGGGTGCCGCTGGCAGTGGTGCGGTTGGCACGGTTGCCTCAACGATTGCGGCGGTGGCGGTGGTTTCGGTGGTCATGGTTTGTGTCTCCGTTTCGGTCACCTGTTCAGTATTGCCGATACTAGGCGCGGCGTGGTGGATACTTGCCGCCACTTTCGTGATGTTGGCCGCGTCACCAAAAGCCCCTACGGGCACTAGCGACAATTCGACCCAATCCGCGGCGGTGATAATCATGCGGCCAGCCTCATCAAAGCTGAATTCTGTGGGGTTTACGCCAACGCTTACTTGGTCAATGGTGCCGTCAGCGGCCATAACCAGCGCGTCATTGCCCAGCGTGGTGGCGCTGATTTTGGCGCTAAAAAGCATGGCCTCTGGGGTTTCTACGCGCTCGGTAACTACGCCGACCGGCTGGCTGGCGTCATGGTACATGAACAGCCGCGGTGCCTTGCCGTCAACGGGCAAGCTGCCGGGCTTAAACATCACTTCGGTGTTGTCGGTGACTACGGCAAACGTGTTGTAGGGCACGGCAACGCCGCTGATTGTGCGGCGCGGCATGCCCTCGCTGTTTTTGTCAACGCTGAATTGTTGAGCGTGCAATTTAATCATGTGTGTGCCTCTCTTGTGTAAATCCATTTTAGGTTTTGGGCCGCTGAGCTCTCCGCCCGGCTCAATGCCCTCGCTTTGTGACACGGCAACCATTTGGTCAATGGCCTGTTGTTTGGTGTCGTGGCAGCCGATTAGCTCGCCGTCAATATCGACAACGGCCCAATCGTCGCAACCGCGCGCATTGTTGGTGACGTAGTACGGCATCAGCGTTCAGCCAATCGCTGTTGGGTGTTTTCTTCTGGCTCATCTTCGCGGTCTGCCACATAATTTTCTTCTAAATAGTCATCGGCGTCAAATTCCACGTAGGTGCCGCGCGGTAAAACGTTATCCATGCTCAACGTTTGCGCGATTGCATCAGCATAAATTTTTACGCCGAAAATGTAAAGGTCGGCGCGCGCTTGTTGTGCGCTCTGGTATGAGTACGCGCCGGTGGAAACGCCGACAAGGTACGGCGGCACATTTGCCAAGCGTGCGGCCTCAAGTGCTTGGTATTGGCTGCTCTCAATTAAAAGCATTTTGTCGGGGCTGGTCAACGTTTCTTGGTAATCCAAATGCTCATTTAGCGCGGCGGTTTGGTTGGTTGCGCGCGCCGCGTTAAACGCCGCCGCAAGGTCGCCCAGCTCTTGCGCGCTCAACGGCTCACCCGATTTTTGTTTGAGTATTCCGGCCGGTATTGCGCTGGTTGCGTTGCGGTGGCGTGCGGCCTCAAGCCGTAGCGCCGTTTCGACCGCGCCCGGTGCCGCATAAATCAAACCTTGTGACGGGCTGAGAAACTGCACCAAATCGTTGGGGTCTAATTGACCGCCGTTAAAAAACACTTGCTTTGACGGTGCAAACCACACGGGGCCAACCATGTCGGTGGTGGTGATGCTGCCCGCGGGCAAGCGGGTAAACGTCGCCGGGTATCCGTCAGCTGTGCGGCTCGTGATGTACCAAAATGCGCGCCCGAAAAATAGCAAATCGTCAAATGTCCACGACATTAAAAACTGATACGGTACGGTCGGGTCGGGTCGGCGCAACCATGTACGCGGCGCCAACGGCACCTTTTCCATTTCGTCGCCGTTCCACATTTCGTTATACATACGCAACGGCATACACCCGATAACGCTGGCCATAAGGTCACGCGCTCGGTTAATTGTCGGCACACTCACCGCGCGGTTGCGTGCGTCACCCTCTTGGTAGGTGTAATACTGCCCAATCATCGACGCGCCCAACCCGGCGCTGTTGGGTGAGTAACCGCCTACGGCCGCCGCCTGTGTTTTCGGGGCGGGGCTAATTGCGGCCTTGCTTGTGCGGCTGAATAATGCCATAGGTCAAGTATGGCGTATCGCTGGCGTCAAGTAGTGGCAACGCGGCTGGCTGTATCCGACAGAAAGGATAGTTACCGCGTTGCCACCGTTGCTGAGTGTAGTTAACTAGCCACCACAAGCATTGGTTTGCCTGACGCTTTCGGTTTGCTTGCCAGCGCACATGCCCACACGGCACAGCGCGCCAGCTCTATCGGGCCGGGTGAGCGTTGACTACTCAACGCAATGCTGTTTTGTGACCTGACCGCTACGGCCCGCTGTATGTGTTCGCTGAGCATGGTTTCACCCGTATGGCAAACCAGCCCTTGACGTATGCGTTGCCTAACCGGGTCAGTCCACTTGAGTAGCTCACCGTAACCAACCACGGTTTTGCGGCGCTCAAGCTGGGTCGGCCAATGCAGGTCTATCGACGGGGTGACTGCAAACGTGACTTGTGGGTTCGCAACATACGGCTGTATGGCCGCAAGCATTTCTTGGTAAGTGTTGGCGATGAACGCGACGGTCAAACATGTGCGGCCGTCAGGCATGGCGACGGCGCGCACACCAAAATAGCGGCTTTCGTCAACGCTGTTTTCTATCGCCACGACACCGCCAGCGGGCACCGGGTCGGCGGTCTGCAACCCGACCCACTGACCGGGCATAAGCCAACTTTGGTCTGACGCAACCCAAACATTTACTGACGCCCGCAAAAATTGTGTACGGTCAGGGTTCTCGCTCTCGGCCTTTATTGTTTCGGCGGTCAATGTATGCCCCAATGCCGGGTTACCCCAACCCCACGCCGCTGGGCTCATCGGGTCAATATCTGGTGGCGGTGACCATTCCGCAAAATACAAGCTGCCCGGCTCACCCTCATCAATGGCCTTAAGCCCTTGCTCACGCCACTTAAGCATTGCGGTGCTTTTCTCGGTGCCAGCCGTTGACCACATCGACAACAGCGGGTTACGTTTGGCGCGCTGGCTCGGAATAAGACCGCCGTCAATGACCTCGCCGGATATATCCCAAATCTCGTCAGCAACAATTAGGTTGGCGCTCATACCGTGACCCACTGACGGCCCGGCCGCGCGCACAACCCACTTGCTGCCGTCAGGCATCAGCACCGAATTACGGCCGTAAGCGTTAATTACTTTGGCCCCATAATGCAGCTCTAATTTGGGTGCCAATTCGTCAAACAGCATGACCGCCAAATCAAGCCGGTGAGCCGTACTTAACACAAGCTGCTTTTCTCCCCGTATTTCAGGCATTTTGCACAACCAAAAAGCAACTAAAAACTCAAGCGCCACCGTCTTACCGTTTTGGCGCGCGGTCGATGTAAACGCATACCTGTGCAACAAATCCCCATTGCCGTCAACCGCAAGCTGCCGCCACAACGTATGCCATTGCCACGGCATCAGCTCATAGCCAAGCACCTCTTTACACCAGCCCCCCAGACCGTCAGCCAGCGAACCCGCCGCATCAGCCAACGGCGTTTCTAATCTCGGCTCATCGTGGCCGGTTGCCGCTGGTTCAGGCTGGTCGCCCCGCGTAGATAGAGAAAAGAT